ATAGCGTGTTATACTATGAGTGTGAAGGAATTATTAAGAATTGCGTCAAAATGCAAACTACGGCAAAAGTGGGTATGAAAATACAAGGAGTGTTTAGGCGTGAATTCTGACATTTATGCCGCAGTACGTACACGTGCTAATGGACGCTGTGAGCTGTGTGGTAAGTTAACCAGCGATTTAGAGCTACATCACGTTGTGTCTGGTTACGGGAGACGGCAGCAGTACGAGAGCATTGACACATGCCTAATGCTATGCCATGAATGCCACGAGCAGGTGCACAGAGATGCTAAGCTAAACAGAGCATTAAAGCTGTTAACTCAGGAGAGGTTACGGCGTGCTGGTAGAACTGAAGATGAGGTTAGACAGATAATGGGAGGCAGGTTATTGTGATGCTTAATTCACAGGCCATAAAAGCAGTGAATAAAAGGGGGTGATAGAGTAAATGGGTAGGCAAAAGAAATTCACCAATAGTAAAAAAGAAGCTTTTATTAACCGTATAGCGAATGGGGAGACAATAACTAATATATGTAAGGAGATGGGCATTGATAGTTCAACCTATCGTAAGGCACGCTTAGCTGATCCAGAGTTTGCACAAGCTGTAGATGAAGCTAAGAAGATGCGTCTGCATTTAGTAGAAGATGCTTTATTTCAATCAGCCATTAACGGTAACGTACTTGCTCAGAAATTCTACCTGGTTAACCGTGGCGGTGGCGAGTGGAGGGAGATGCACTACGTTACCCAAGATAGTAAAAGTGAGGTGACGGTAAGGTATGACGAAACGGCCGCCAAAAAAATCATCACTGACGAAGAAAGCAGAAAGCTTTTTAGCCAGCTGTTTGAACGAATACTTCTTAGCCAGGACGATGCCGCTGGGTCTGATGAAGCTGGAGATGGGCAGTAGGTATGTGCATAACTGGCATTTGAGGCTATTAAACGATAAATTGATGGACGTAGCTGAAGGAAAAATAACCCGGTTAATGGTATTCATGCCCCCAAGGCATGCTAAGAGTTCAGTAGTGTCGCATTACTTCGCAGCTTGGTTTTTAGGCAACAACCCAGATAAGAGAGTAATCCTTTCTAGTTATGAAGCCGATTTCGCAGCTTCGTGGGGTAGGAAGGTTAGAGATACGCTAGAGCGCTATGGCCAGGACGTGTACGGGGTAAGTATAAGAGAAGATAACTCAGCTAGTAACCGGTGGGAGATAAGCAAGTATGGCGGTGGTATGAACACAGCCGGTGTAGGTGGCAGTATTACGGGTAAAGGTGCAGACCTACTAATCATAGACGACCCAGTAAAAAACGCAGAAGAAGCAAACAGTAAAACGCTTAGGGATAAGGCCTGGGACTGGTACAAGTCTACGGCATACACCAGGTTAGAACCGGGGGGCAGGGTTATACTGATCCAGACTCGTTGGCATGAAGATGACCTGGCTGGTAGGATACTAAAAGAGATGCAGAGTGGTGGTGAGCAGTGGGAGCTAATATCGTTACCAGCAGTAGCTGAACAAGAAGAGTACTACGACGGCAAACTAGTAAGGCATAAAGGCGAAGCACTATGGCCTGCACGGTATGATGTAGATAAGCTTAAAGAAATAGAAAAAACGCTAGGCTCGTACTGGTGGGCTGCGCTGTACCAGCAGAGGCCAGCACCAGAAGAAGGATCCATGATTAAACGTAGCTGGTGGAAGTTCTACAAAGAGTTGCCTGGTGACATTGATGAGTACATACAAAGCTGGGACATGGCATTTACGGGTACAGATCAGAGCGACTATGTAGTAGGCCAAGTGTGGGCACGTAAGGGAGCCAATAAGTATTTAGTAGACCAGGTGAGAGATAAGCTTGACTTCCCTAGCACTATAGCAGCAGTAAAAGCACTGTCAGCAAAATACCCGCAAGCATATGCTAAGATAGTGGAAGATAAAGCAAATGGCCCAGCAGTTATCCAATATCTGAAAGATGAAATACCGGGATTAATACCTTACACTCCACAAGGCAGTAAAGTAGCACGGGTAGCAGCAGTCAGTGCTGAGATTGAAGCAGGCAATGTGTACTTGCCAGAAAATGCACCTTGGGTAAATGATTTTATAGAAGAATGTGCAGCATTCCCAAATGGGTTACATGATGACCAGGTAGATGCCATGACACAGGCCTTAATTAGGCTCAGGGGAGAGCGAGTACAATTATGGTGAAAGGGGGTGGACAGGTGACATTCACTGAGAGGCTTAGATTATGGGGCAAAGCTACAGCTAATTTATTTACGGGTAGAGCTGGCGCAGATAATTTATTTACCGGATTATTTACTGGAGCGTACGGGCTACCGCCGGAGAGAGGTACAAAAGAGTTATTAGATGCGTACAATACAATGCCCTGGCTTCGGGCAGTTACAAATAAAGTGTCCCGTAGCGTGGCCAGCACGACCTGGCAGCTATATGTGGTTAGGCAGAGTGGTAAAGCCATAAAGTCAGCAAAGCTTCAGAGAGCTGATTACACCACCAGAAGAAAAATATACGAAGGCTTAAAGAAGGAAGAAGTACTAGAAGAGATAGACCAGCACCCGTTACTGGACCTACTAGATAAGGCAAATGAATACCTGACTGGATTTACTGCTAGGCAATTAACGCAGATTTACCTGGATTTAGTAGGTGAAGCATTCTGGTTACTGGAGCGTAACGGGTTAGGCGTACCGGTGGCGTACTGGATACTGCCGCCAGACTGGGTACTAGGCACTCCTACTCCTGAACATCCAAGCTATAAGGTTTCTTTTATAGGCTGGCAGGGGGAGATACCAGCAAGCGAAATTATTTGGTTTAATGACCCGAACCCGGTAAACCCGTACGCTAGGGGCAGTGGCACTGGTAGAGCTTTAGCAGACGAATTAGAAACTGACGAATACGCAGCCAAGCACGTAAAAAGCTGGTTCTTTAATAGGGCCAGGCCAGATGTAATAATTAGTGCTGATGGATTAAGCCCAGCAGACACAGCCCGGTTAGAAGAAGACTGGGTGCGTAAGAACCAGGGATTCTGGAGGGCTTATAAGCCTTATTTCTTATCTAAGAAGGTAGACGTACAGGCATTATCGCAGACGTTTGAAAACATGCAGCTAGTAGACCTGAGAAAATACGAACGGGACACCATACTGCAGGTGTTTGGTGTACCGCCCGAAATAGTAGGAGTAATAGAAAATTCTAACAGGGCAACGATTGAAGCTGCAGATTATCTGTTTGTTAAATGGGTGCTGGTACCTAGGCTTGAGTTCTTGCGTAACATTTTACAGGAAAAGCTAGTGCCACAATTTGATGACAGGCTAGTAATAGACTACGAATCACCGGTAACTGAAGACAGAGAATTTATTTTAAGGGCAGCACAGTCAGCGCCCTGGAGCTTAACTATAGATGAGTGGCGAGAGCTTCAGGGATTAGAACCTTTACCCGATGATAAGGGCCAGGTATACATGCTCCCGTTTAATTTGTACCCATCTCCCAGCTTAGGTGGGTCTGCTGAACCGGCAGAAGAATTAGTTAGCCAGGAGCCAGCACCACCAGCGAGCCAGGAAACTGGACAGCCCGAAACAGAAGAACCAGAGAAGCAGCAAAAGATAGCTAAGCAGTTTAACGAAGATGATATTAAAAAGCTAATTAAGCTGGTTAGCGAGCAGGTGCTAATAGACCGGATGAAGCCAATCTACGCTCAGGTAGTAGAAGCGTTCGGGCAGCAGGCCATTGATGACATAGGCATAGAGGGCCGGTTTGACTTGCTAGACCCAAGAGTAATACACTTCTTAGATACTGAAGCTGCACAGTACGTGAAGGGCATAAACCAGACTACCAGGCGCCGGTTACAGGATACACTGATTGAAGGAGTTAAAAACGGGGAGAGCATCCCGAAACTGATGGACAGGGTGTCTAGTGTGTTTACTGAAGCAAAGACCTGGAGAGCTGAAGCCATAGCTAGGACTGAAACAGTCAGGGCATCTAACTTCGGCGGATACGAAGGCATGAAGCAGGTAGGCATAGAAATGAAGGAGTGGCTGGCTACACGGGATGAACGGGTAAGAGAAAGCCACTTAGAAATTGACGGTCAGATCGTGCCTATAGACGAGCCATTTATTTTAGGCAGTGGTGCTGAAGCCATGTACCCAGGAGATAGTGGAGAGCCAGAAGAAGACATTAACTGCAGGTGCACTGTGGCTCCGGTATTTGAAGGCAAGAGCATGTATGGCACAGAGGAGCTGCGAACGAAGGCCTGGATAAAGTATGAGAATACACGTATACCCTGGGAGCGTAGGATGAGTGCAGCTGTTAAAAAGGCATTCCAAGACCAGCAAAACGCTGTGATGGAAGAGCTAAAAAAATTATCATAAAGGGGGTGGAACAGTGGACGAAATAGTAATGAACATTGAAGAATTTAAGCAGAAGGTATTTAGTAACCAGCCAGTGAGCGCTGTTATAGTCAGAAAACAGTTTAATGCTGAAGTAAAGCAATTAGAAGAAGAGCTGACACTAGACTTTACTATTAGCACTGGTAGCGTGGACAGGGATGGGGACAAGATTAACCCAGCTGGCTGGAAGGTGGACAATTACATGAAGAACCCGGTAGTACTATTCGCACATGACTATAAGAGCTTGCCGGTAGCAAATGCTACAGCTATATGGGTAGAAGGCAACGCATTAAGGGCACGGGCGAAGTTTACGCCAGAGGAGCTGTACCCGTTTGGTTACATGGTTTATAGATTTTATAGAGATGGCTTCATGAAGGCTACATCAGTCGGCTTTAACCCGATTAAGTGGCAGCCCAGCAGTGACAGAAAAGAAGGCATAGACTTTGAAGAACAGGAGCTATTAGAATTTTCGTGCGTGCCAGTGCCAGCTAACCCTGAAGCTTTAGTGGTAGCTAAGAGTAAGGGTATAAACGTGACACCACTAAAAGAGTGGGCTGAACGCATCTTAGATGAGTGGTCAGAAGACGAAGATGGCATTCTTATCCCGAAGAGTAACGTGGAGCAGATTTATAAATTGCTTAATGGTAAAAGAATATACACCTTACAGAAGGGAGGTGCTGAGGTGAACAAAGGAGTAATCACGTACGGGCAGGCACATCCAGATGGCACTCCTAAAGCTCCAGAAGATGAAGAGTGGGATGCAGCCAGGGAGGTAGCAGAAGCTGATGTAGAAGATCTGAAAGTAATGTGTGCTTGGTATGACAGCGATAATCCAGACATTAAAGGCAGCTATAAATTACCGCACCATAAGGCTAGTGGCCAGCATGCAGTAGTTTGGAGAGCTGTAGCAGCAGCTATGGCAGCTTTGCTGGGTGCCAGGGGTGGGGTAAATATACCCGAAGCCGATAAAAAGGAGGTTTATAACCACCTGGCTAAGCATTATGAGGAGTTTGATAGAGAGCCGCCGGAATTTGCAAGTATAGAGGAAATCGTAGATAAGTACGTAGGAGGTGAAGCGATGCAGAAAGCTGGTAGGGTTTTATCTAAAGCAAACGAACAGAAAATTAGGCAAGCTAAGGATCTTCTGGATGAAGTACTGG